TTACCTGTTATGTTGGTGCCGATTAACGGGATCGAACCGCTGACCATTCGCTTACAAAGCGACTGCTCTACCAACTGAGCTAAATCGGCAATGTGGTGGGGAGTGATGGAGTCGAACCACCCGAGTCGCAATGACAGTAGATTTACAGTCTACCCCGCTACCCCTACGGACTAACTCCCCTAAAGTGGCGATGGTGGGTGGATTCGAACTACCGACCAGTTGGTTAACAGCCAACTGCTCTACCGCTGAGCTACACCATCACTTGCCGGGTACGTCTCCGGCGAGGGCTTCCACCTCCGTATGCTTTTCGGCGCACCGCGCCCTGGCTGCAATTCGGTAACAGGGGATGCATAACCCTGGCTTCCAGCGTGATTAGCGCCTTCAGCATGACGGGATATACCCGTAAATTCGTGGAACTGTACCCAAAGTGCTGTTAAGCACCGCTGTTACGCTGAAAAGAAAACGCAACAGGAAAGGACGCTGACCAACAGATGGCCCCTTCTCGTTCATCTGGTTAATCACACCAGCGCCCTTACCTGTTGTGCCTCCCCGTTCCCTAATACACAGACGGGGACACTCTGCGGTCGATTTTTTGACGGGGGACGACTCATACCCCATGGCATCTGGCTTCTTAGGCCGCTACCATCATCAGATCATCGTTTGCATTTACTTTAATGGTCAGTTTCTAAACCGCCGCAAAGTCGCTAACCATGACGAAAACCCTGAAAAAAACGCCCACCCGAAGATGGGCAAACTGGACGCTCGTAACGCACTTCGGCGTTGCCACTTAGGCGCATGGTCAACCTGGCAACTCGGTGGTTTGTCTGGGAGGACTAGGCCCAGCCATGCTTACCGCCGCGCCTGTCGCGGCTAACAGCTAAATCGCTCTATAAATCACGATTCATTGAGGTGATATTACACTAATAAATTTATTAGAGCAATATACCCAAAACGTCATGAGCTACACCTCGAGTGTCCCCCTTACAAGACACAGAACGTCTGGCAAAAAGAGGTTCCACTCTGAAGCCACTGTCATGATAAAGCTCTCTGATGTTTGGCGCGCCACTGTTAGTAATGAGAACCTTTGCACCTCGACGATGAGCATCCGTCAACAGAGACACCAGGCGTTTTTGCTCTTCAAACTTAAAGTCATGACCGGAATAGTTCGTGAATCCCTCTGTATTTGGAAGCGGTTCATACGGCGGATCGCAAAAGATTACATCTCCTTCTCCGGCAGCTTCAATCACCGCTGCAAAATCACCGCATACAAACTCAGACCGCCCTTCCGCACCGAGGAAGGCTTCCATCTCCTGTAATGGGAAATACGGAGTTTTATACTTCCCATAACCGACATTGAACTCACCGGCCTGGTTGTAACGCGTCAATCCGTTAAAACAATGTCGGTTCAGGAACAAAAACGCCGCTGCGCGATGTAAATCATCATAGACTTGTTTGTTAAACGCATTCCGTACTGCCAGGTATCCTTCCTGTGTGTTGTAGTCCTGGAAGAAACGATGTGCCAGAGTGATAAGTGAATGCGCCTCGCGTTGCAGAGTCTTGTAAAAGTTAATCAGGTCAGCATTCACATCATTTAGCAGATTTTCCTGGTATCCGGCATTCATGAAGACAGCTCCGCCACCAACGAAAGGTTCAATCAGGCGCTTCCCTTCTGGCAAATAGCGAAAGATTTGTTCCAGAACACCAAATTTTCCACCAGCCCATTTGAATATGGACCGTTCGAATTCTGCCGCTGGTTTAACTTTTCGCTCTTTTGTTTCACTTCCTTCTTTCTGCCGACATACGGCCTTAGTAATCCGATCGCCAATCCAGCGCATTACTGGTATTGCCATACTATTGCCGATCGCTTTGTAACGCGGTCCGTCAGCTGCAAGCATCGCGGCCTCTTCTTCGCTTAAATCTGGATAGTGATTGCGAAGGTATGCCAGTTCATCTGAAGAAACTTTTTTACGCTTTTCCGTCGGGATCAACGTATGCCCCTCAGGAAAACCTTGCAGCCTTTCACATTCGACAGGGGTAAGACGGCGGACAGCTACTTCTGCGTTTCTTACTTCATAGCAAACAGCTGTTGGATTTTTAGCCATTAGAGATGGTGAAGTATTCTTAGTTGCAGCATGTTGTGTACCGCTCATACGCTCAGGAAAAGCCAATGTAACAAGATGCTCATGGCTTTCTTGCTCACGTGCCCGCAATGTACCATGCCCTTCTGACCAAAAACCTGCTCCTGTGCTGCTAAAAACGGCAAGGTCAGTGGCATCTTTAAAATCTCTTGCCTTTACTGTCGATGCGGTTTCATCGTCAATATATTCCCCAAATGCTGCCATCCTGAAAGCGTTTACGGCTTTCGTCGATTTCATACCGGGTGGCATGTCAGCGTGTAGGCATGGATTTAGGCTTTCGCCACTGATTGCAGCGCCATTTGCAATAATGGCGGAAGCGATTTCCTTCTTTTTTCGGCTCGGCGCAATATTCCGGCGCACGCCTTCGAACTCAAAAAGTACCGTTGCGGGATCGAGATCTGTTCGAGCACTTGCGACAACAAACACGCGTCGGCGTCGTTGTGCCACTCCGAAGTATTGGGCATCAAGGATTCTCCAGGCCACTTTTCGCTGCGGTCCATAAATACAACCACACTGCGGCCACTTTGGAACATGGCAACCGGTTTTGCCATCCCACCGCCAGAACGCGTTGCTTTTTCCTGATTCAGGTCGATCACCTGGTTCAAATGGCACATCTTCTCCAGCCAATCCGGCAAGGAAACATCCGAAGGCGTTATCTGCCGATGACAAGACTCCTGGGACATTTTCCCAGACGATAACGGCTGGTTTGAGAAATGACTCAGCCCGTTTGTCGTCAATTGCATTTGCAAGCTCCACATACTTTAAAGTTAGCGCGCCACGCTCATCATCAAGCCCACCACGTAATCCCGCGATACTGAATGCCTGACAGTTATGGACCACCGCACCATTGAGGATATAGGAATGATCACCTTCGACTTCTATGTTGTATACAGTATCTAGGCCTACCGATTTAAACTCTTTGACTGTTCGTAAAAGCATTCCATGAGCCAATCTTGATTTACGTGACAATTTCTGCGGGCAGATTGTTACCTGATAATAATTCCGTTGATTTACCACGCGATCCTCGATCACTTTTTTGGGCTCAACTTCAATAAAGCTGACCGAAGAAACATAACCACAAGTCTGTGACAACCCCGCAACGCCCCAAGCAAGCGCAGAACTAACACTATTAATTCTAAATCCCGCTTTACCACTTGGTGTCCCATCAGTATCAAGATAGCCTTGTAAAAACACATGACGCAATGGATGCGACATCACCCATGCAGGGATACGCTTAGCATGGCTTAACTCGCCAAAATGTTCATTAAGCCAATTGGCATAACACGTATCATTCAAGGTTACTTTGATGCTCCCTCGGATTTCGCTTGCCACGGAAAATATGTTTTCTGGTATGCGGCAATGAAACTTTCTCAATTTCTGGCAATTTATGCCAAAAACAACCGCCTTCTTAGATTTACCTCTCCATCTCCTAATATATCCATCGCCAACATAAGCGCCCGCAAGATACATAGCCTGTTCTTCAGACAAGAACCGAGAACAAATATCTGGAAATGCAATATTGAAATTAGTTAGAGCGCACCATTGATATCCCGGCATATCACATGCTGCTCGCCATTCCGGTTCAGACAACAACTCTCTCTTAAAATATGTGCCATTTTTCCGGGTGTTTTGGGCTTTCCACCGAACAGCCAGGAAGGGATGGTCATTGGTTGTTCTTATACCTAAAGGCTGCCCAACGGCATTAAGTAACCCCGTATTAGCTATTTTTGAACCAACTCTTTTTACTTGTTGTAACCGCCCGAGATGACTGACTACGTAATCACCAGGGCAAACATTTTCTATTGGTTTATAGCCATTTTTACAAAGAACCATATGCCCCGCGGTAAAACATGGTGTTCCCCCGACGAGCACGTCAGGGGATTCGATTTCCCCAGCCAAGACTTTTTTGGCAAGTTTTTTCATGTCGCCAAGGTTGGCAACATGGGGCCAGCGGAGCGCAAGAACGGCCGATGGAAAAGGCTCGATTTCAGCAAACCACGCCGGACGCATACCCAACGGTTCCCAGGCAATACTCGCGGCTTCAATTCCACTGCAAACAGATCCATAGCACAGCTCTTTCACTGCTTAGCCTCTCCGCCAAGGGCATTTACCAGAGCATCAACCAGGCACGAAATTTCACTGGTCAACAGGAAGAAATCTGCGTCCAGTCGCTGCGCAACATCTTCACTATCAATATCAGAGTTCTGCTCAAGCAATTCATCCGCAAATTTGACGCTGGTAAGGCTGAAGTTATGGTCCAGTGTAAATTTAATGCGGTTCTGCCAGTCGAGTGCCAACTTAGTGACGAGCTTGCCAGCTTCCAGGTGTGTGGAAATTTCATCGCTTCCCAAATCCTGCTTTTTCACTCGGGCAATACCGCCATCCTCAAGCACTGCCTTAAGTTCTGCCGCATCCCCCATTTGAAATCCCTGTGGAGCACTACCATCACGTACCCAGTCGGTCAGCGTTAATTCAATGGGATTTTCAACACTCAGGGGAACAGCAGGAAGAGAACCCAGAGACTTACGCATAAGCGCGAGCATATCCTCTGCCTGCCGCGCGCTGGCATTGATATAGATACGTTTAGTTGAACCGTCGTAGATCGCCTGGATAACAGAAAACTTTGAAAAAGCCCGTGGCAGAAGAGAATGCAGAACTTCGTCTTTCAGGGAGTCCTTCTCTGTTTTCTTCAGTTTACGCGCTTGTTCTTGCTCAAGTTTTTCAATTTTTTCTTGAATAGCTCGCTGGATAACCGGCGGGGGAAGAATTTTTGTTTCGCGCTTTGCTTCAACAAGGATAAAACCATTTCCATGCATAGCGATAACTTCAGAATTATCACCAAATGGCGATACAAAACCGAACTTGGCCATATCCTGACTACCGCATGGCGTGAAAAGGATCATTTTCTTTTTATCTTCTAAGTCGGTCAGATCCGCCTCACGAGAAAGTTTATAAATAGTAATGTTTTTCCAGTGCTTAAACATGTTGTAACCCTTGAATATCAACCACAGAAAGCTCGTCTTTGTAGAAAAAGGCCAGGTTGTGGCACCCCCTCGTTTGAGCGTATGAGCTGGGACCAATTTCGTTCTTCCAGACAAATGGCTTCAAATCCGTACGGCGAAGCATAAAAACGCGATTTATTCCGCTCTGATTCCCAATGAGGCAAAAGCCTTCTTTCACCTTGATAGCCTGCAAGTTGTCGAGTTCACCGCTGGTTACACGGCTATCGAACTCTTTGCGGCTTATTAGCTCCATCTGCATCTGACGACTCCAAACAAATGCCCATTGAAGGGCGATGGCTGAATGGTACCGAAAATACGACATAAAAAACAATATTTATTAGAGCAATTTTGCGATAAGTAAACGCCATACAGACCACAAATAACCTAAGTTAAAATAACGAAAATCAGAGCAAATAATTGGTGATGGCGTGGCAAGCATTGCAACAAAAGACAGCATTTGTTCGGGGCACGGAGGATTCCCATCCAGGCCTCCTGTAGAGAGTGAACCACTACTTAAAGTCAACGGAGTCGAAGTGTTAGTTGATGGTAAGCAATATGCACCGCATACCGATGGAAACAGTACGCACGGTGGGCAAGCTATATCAACCAGGGCATGGTTTACCGTCAATGGTAAAGGGATCGTATGCGTTGGTGACCCTGTTTCATGCGGATCTACCGTAGCGTCCGGAGACGGCCTGGTTCAGGTAAGTTAGGAGATATCATGCTGGAAAAAGACTACCAGTTATCCGCATATAAAAAATTGGCCGCCGCCGGTGGGATGAAAACACCTGGTGCCATAACATCGGCACGAAACAGTGCTAACACAGCAAAACTGCTTGCAGAAGAATTGACCGGATTAATTCTGGATACAATTGTCTATCCCGACACTATTACCAGCTATGTTTCAACGATCAGAACAACCACAACCGGCTTAACGAACATTGGAGAACTGGCAACTAAGCACGCGGACCTGTTGGCTGGTTATGCAGATCTGTCAATGCTGCTTCAACTCGATATTGGTTGGGATGTTTACTGCCGTGCTAATGAGCGAGAAGTTTCAGAACTGCCGATCTCTATTGCCATTGGTGATGTGAATATTACTAAATCGCTTGAGGACGCTGTTAACGCGCTTAATACATCAAGTTTAGTCGCTGCAATGGGGGAGATTAACCAGGCCCTTAACACTGGCTCAGAAAGCTCGTCAGGCTCTGGTTCAGGCGGCGGCACTGCCACTCCCCCACCAGCACTAACAGAAGAGCAAATTGAATCTCTGAAAGTAGCAACTGAACAGTTTGGGGTTGTTTTCAACCAGACAACAGCACCCACAACTGCGTTACAACAGCAGTATGAACGAGCGAATGAAAGCGCCAACGTAGCCATAACTGCTTATAACCATGCTATCGGTACCGCGCTTGCGGAAGCATCAGCAAATAAGGCCAGCACAGCCAGCGCAGTCGCCGCTTTGGTTCCTGATTCTGTTCTTGATGAATTAAACAAAGCGGCACGGTAACAAAGGACTTCATTGATAATTTTTCTTCAGGAGGAAGACATGTCATTCTTTTCTACGTTAAAAACAGCTTTGTCTTTGAAGGAGAAACTTGCTGCTACTGGTGTTCTTGTTCTGATTTGCGCACTTGTTGGTGCTGGGTTTGCATGGGAACGTCATCAGCTAAAGCAAGCCATGGAGAAAATTGGCAGTCTTGATCAGGCTGTTAAGGAACGTGATAAGTCAATAATGGATCTTAACCAGACCATTGAGACGATGAACAAAGCAGATCAACATTTTCACAGCCAGGAAGTGAAAAATGAATCAGAACAAGCCAAGTATGCTGACAGGCAAATGGAACGAAAAGCAGAAGTTCAGAAACAACTGGTTGCGGCGGGTAATGTTCGCCAGCGCATTCCTGCTGACACTCAGCGGTTGCTCCGGGAGTCGATCAGCGAATTTAACGCCGACGCCGACAAAGGTTAACCACCCTGCCCCCAAAAGTGCGTTTATGTGCAGGATGCCAGAGTTTAGCAGTGAATATTTTGATGATCTGCCAGCCTATATCCTTGATACAGAAACGATGCTGATGGGGATTAACAGGAAGAATCGCAACGTTAATGATTACAACCGCGCTATCAGCGGTAACTAAAAGGGATTTTTATGTCTGATAAAGTAACAGTAAAGCAAACTATCAACAAAGCGACTTCAATCTACAAAATTGAGCAAATCACTGTTGGCAAGCCAGGATCTGAACAATACCGTCATGCTTTCGAGCTTGCCGATCAGCTTGGTTTAAAACACCCGGATTGCATCGAGCATGTATTTCCGACCTATGCTGATGAGCAATGTACTCATGTTCTTACCGAAGAGGATTTTTTCAGCACTGAAGAACGAGAAGGCGTTGATCGTTGCATTGGTGTGATTTGCTCTTCAGTGAGTTATGAGTTATTCCCTAATGTCCATGAAAATGGTGGTATTGGATACCAATTTCTGTACGAAGGCGATGAGCTTAAATGTTATGAACATGGTCTTCTTATCGAAAGCGTAGAATAATACCCTTCCTTCCAACCGGCTATGTTGGCCGGTTTATTCAACTTATCCACAGCATAGATCCAATAAACAGATCCTAAAGAGAACCTAGGAAGATCCAAAGAAGATCCCGGATCGCTGTAAGCCGCGCCATTTATGGCCTGAAATGGGATCAACATTGACTATACGCGATTTTATGTTGACTGTGCACGATTTATTGTTGACTGCACGCGATTTATTGTTGACTATACGCGACAGAAACATTGACTGTACGCGATTTTAGAGCCTGACTATTCACAGTTGTTGATAACTGCAATCCAGATGACGCCAGGCCGCGCCACATATGGAGAAACCACGATGCCGGAAGAAAATAAAGGCTTCCTTAGCGTTGAAGAAGTTGCAGGAAATACAGGAGAAATCCACAGCCTGAAACCCAATAACAATAGCACTATACAACCCATCGCTTTGTTGCGCTTAGGTGTGTTTGTGCCAACCTTAAAATCTACCAATGTGGCACTACGTCGCGGATCGTCAGTTACTACAAACACAACGAACGCAACCGAAGAACTATCAAGCCTCAAAATTGTTGAGCAGGAAGGCTATGAGGGAATTGAAATTCATGGTCCACGCCTGGATATGGATACTGATTTTAAGGTGTGGGTGGGCATAACCTCCGCGTTGTTTGACTACGCACCTGATGATGACGGCATAATCACCCTGCCATTCTCCGAGTTTGCCGATCGATGCGGCTATCCACGTAAGCGCCTTTCAAAGGCGTTCCGTAAAAGTATTGATGACTCTCTGACACGCATTCAGCAGACAGTTGTCAAATTCCGCTTCCCGGCGGCAAAAGGTCATCTCAATAACATTAACGTCAACTTGTTGGCATATAGCAGCCTGAATACCGAGCTTGATGTTATCGAGATCCAGCCGCAGAAACAGCTATCTGAACTTTACTATGTTGACTATAAGCGAATCCTGAAGCTGAAGATGCTGGATAAGCTCGGGCGCAAAGAGACGGCCAAGGTACTGTATACATTCTTTGAGGCTCTACCCGCCAACCCGGCACCTGTCAGCATTGAGCGCCTTAGAGCAAGGCTTAATCTCAAATCATCCGTTAGCGTGCAAAATAGCGTTATCAGAAAAGCCATGAAAGATTTGGAAGCTATTGAATATCTTAAATTTTCAGAGATAAAAAACGGCAGGAAAATCGGCTTCCAGATCCATAAGCGCAATCCATAATATTGACTATATGCGATAGCGAGAAGTTGACTATAGGCGACATTCGTTGACGCTGGTGGATTTTTGCTGGCGTCAATATTCTGCAAGTCGCTATTGAGATGGCTTTTAGGGTCATTTCATCGCGTATAGTCAACGTTTCTCCCGACAATATCTTACATAGTCGATCTTTGGTGGAGTTAAATCGACTACAGTCAACTTTTGACTGTAGTCACATCGCGCATAGTCAACTATTCACATTAACTTTCGCGCATAGTCAACATTTGCGCGGTTCTCATCAAGCAGTGGTATTGATATGCAAGAAGAGAAACAACACTACCTCTACGTTCTGGTGCCGGAGAATGGAGATACTTTTAAAATCGGCATTTCATGTGGTCCATTGGCACGGTTTAAAGGGCTACAAGTGAGTCCCGATTTTGCGCTTTCACGGGTCTATCGTGGTACGCGTTTGGCAATAGTTAATCTTGAGCGGGCTTTACACGCAACCTTTTTCCCCTGGAATGCGCCGTGGGAGAAAAGCGCCGGTGGCGGGCATACTGAATGGTTTACACGAGAGTGTCTTGATAAGGTTTTGGCTCATATCGAATATCTAAATGATATGTGGGGAGGGATTCTCGAGCGCATTAAGTCGAATGATTTACTTCAGCGTCCAGTAGATGCTGCTCGCTCTTTCGAAAAAGAGCTGGATGTTACTTCTATCGTGACTTTCAAAGATGACGCAGGAATGAGGGACGTGGCTTATGTCTCCATATCTGGCTATGAACCGGACGCGATCCGCGCTCAATGTGAATTGCTGAAAGCAATGTTTATGCTTCGGACTAAATATCCCTGGGAGACAAGGCGGGTGTGCTTCCCTATGGAAGAGTTAACCGCCACCATTGATTCCCAGCTTTACCACGATAATCCAGAGAAGTTTTTTAGCCTTTTAGCCGGTAATGGGCTTAACTGTGTGTCCGGGCTGGGGCGAAGTAGAATCCAACATGCCTCGCTCTTCGGTCCCTTCTTTTACGATCGACACGGGTACTTTGAGGCTGAACTTCCGGCGCTTACGCGTGCTATAGATACTATCGATTTCGAACGATTATTCGCTGCTCTTAGCAAATAACACTGATGCCCCTGAACGGGGCTTTTTTGTGCCCTCCTTGTAACTCTCAATCGTGCAAAATGAACCAAACATGCAGAGAATGCTATGTACAAGCATCTGTGCATACATTATTATTTTATGCAGCATTTTTAATTAAATTCAAAAATACAGCATAAAGGATGGCTTTCGATGAGTGATTCCAGCCAGCTTCACAAGGTTGCTCAAAGAGCAAACAGAATGCTCAATGTTCTGACTGAACAAGTACAGTTGCAAAAGGATGAGCTACACGCGAACGAGTTTTACCAGGTCTATGCGAAAGCGGCACTGGCAAAATTGCCTCTACTGACTCGAGCGAACGTTGACTATGCCGTAAGTGAAATGGAAGAAAAGGGTTATGTTTTCGATAAACGCCCTGCTGGCTCTTCAATGAAATATGCGATGTCAATTCAGAACATCATTGACATATATGAACATCGCGGAGTGCCAAAATACCGGGATCGCTACAGCGAAGCGTATGTGATTTTCATCTCCAATCTTAAAGGCGGTGTGTCAAAAACTGTATCGACGGTTTCTCTGGCGCATGCAATGCGTGCCCACCCTCATCTTCTGATGGAAGATTTAAGGATTCTGGTTATTGACCTTGATCCGCAATCTTCAGCAACTATGTTTTTAAGCCATAAACACTCTATTGGTATCGTAAACGCAACATCTGCACAGGCTATGTTGCAGAATGTAAGCCGTGAAGAGCTGTTAGAGGAGTTTATTGTTCCTTCTGTTGTACCTGGGGTTGACGTTATGCCTGCGTCGATTGACGATGCCTTTATTGCATCCGATTGGAGAGAGCTGTGCAATGAGCATCTACCGGGTCAGAACATCCATGCTGTCCTGAAAGAAAATGTGATTGATAAGCTGAAGAGCGATTATGATTTTATCCTCGTTGATAGTGGTCCTCACCTTGACGCCTTCCTGAAAAATGCTTTGGCCTCGGCCAATATACTGTTTACACCTCTGCCGCCAGCAACTGTCGATTTCCACTCATCGCTTAAATACGTTGCCCGCCTTCCTGAGTTGGTGAAACTCATTTCGGATGAAGGCTGCGAGTGCCAGCTTGCGACTAACATTGGTTTTATGTCCAAGTTGAGTAACAAGGCAGATCATAAGTATTGCCATAGCCTGGCTAAAGAAGTGTTCGGTGGGGATATGCTCGATGTCGTCCTCCCTCGCCTTGACGGTTTTGAACGTTGCGGCGAGTCTTTTGACACTGTTATTTCAGCTAACCCGGCAACGTATGTTGGTAGTGCTGATGCATTGAAGAACGCGCGAATTGCCGCGGAAGATTTTGCTAAAGCAGTTTTTGACCGTATTGAATTTATCAGATCTAACTGAGGAGTAAGAAACCCCCATGTCAAAGAAAAACAGACCAACAATTGGGCGAACCCTTAATCCTTCAATATTAAGCGGATTTGATAGTTCTTCAGCCTCTGGCGATCGAGTCGAGCAGGTATTCAAGTTATCAACTGGTCGCCAGGCCACATTTATTGAAGAGGTAATACCTCCGAACCAGGTAGAAAGCGATACCTTTGTTGATCAGCATAACAACGGGCGTGACCAGGCATCTCTTACGCCAAAATCATTAAAAAGTATCCGAAGCACTATTAAGCATCAGCAATTTTACCCTGCAATAGGTGTTAGACGGGCTACAGGGAAAATTGAAATTTTGGATGGTTCCCGGCGTCGAGCTTCTGCCATCTTAGAGAACGTAGGGTTGCGGGTTTTAGTCACGGACCAGGAGATCAGCGTTCAGGAAGCGCAAAATTTAGCGAAAGACGTTCAGACAGCATTGCAGCACAGCATTCGAGAAATAGGTCTGCGTTTGATGCGAATGAAAAATGATGGGATGAGTCAGAAGGATATTGCAGCCAAAGAAGGGCTGTCTCAGGCGAAGGTCACGCGTGCTCTCCAGGCAGCGAGTGCTCCGGAAGAATTAGTCGCCCTTTTCCCTGTGCAGTCGGAATTAACCTTTTCGGACTACAAAACGCTTTGTGCTGTTGGCGACGAAATGGGGAACAAGAATTTAGAGTTTGATCAGCTTATTCAAAACATATCCCCGGAAATAAACGACATCTTATCCATTGAAGAAATGGCCGAAGATGAAGTTAAAAATAAAATCCTGCGCTTGATAACAAAGGAAGCCTCACTACTCACGGATAAAGGTTCTAAAGATAAGTCCGTAGTTACTGAATTATGGAAATTTGAGGACAAGGATCGCTTTGCAAGGAAGCGCGTGAAAGGCCGTGCATTTTCTTATGAGTTTAATCGACTTTCAAAAGAGCTACAGGAAGAACTCGACAGGATGATTGGGCATATCCTTAGAAAGAGCCTCGATAAAAAGCCGAAGCCTTAAACTTTCGCCATTCAAATTTCACTATTAACCTACTGTTTTTAAAGTAAATCCATCTAAAATTTCAAGGTGAAATCGCCACGATTTCACCTTGGATTTTACCTTCCTCCCCTACTCCCGAAAAAATAAAAAAATTGCTTGTCACGAGAAAGTCAACAAGTGACTTTCAATAAAATCTCTTCCGAAAAGGGATTCACACAAGTGCCTTGTGTTTAAGGAAGAGTAAATTGAGTAACTTACGCGAATACCAGAATCGTATTGCAGATATCGCAAAACGCTCTAAAGCTGTGCTTGGCTGGGCAAGCACTGCGCAGTTCGGTACTGATAACCAATTCATTAAAGATGATGCCGCGCGTGCCGCATCTATCCTTGAAGCTGCACGTAAAGACCCGGTTTTTGCGGGTATCTCTGATAATGCCACCGCTCAAATCGCTACAGCGTGGGCAAGTGCACTGGCTGACTACGCCGCAGCACATAAATCTATGCCGCGTCCGGAAATTCTGGCCTCCTGCCACCAGACGCTGGAAAACTGCCTGATTGAGTCCACCCGCAATAGCATGGATGCCACTAATAAAGCGATGCTGGAATCCGTCGCAGCAGAGATGATGAGCGTTTCTGACGGTGTTATGCGTCTGCCTTTATTCCTCGCGATGATCCTGCCTGTTCAGTTGGGGGCAGCTACCGCTGATGCGTGTACCTTCATTCCGGTTACGCGTGACCAGTCCGACATCTATGAAGTCTTTAACGTGGCAGGTTCCTCTTTTGGTTCTTATGCTGCTGGTGATGTTCTGGACATGCAATCCGTTGGTGTGTACAGCCAGTTACGTCGCCGCTATGTGCTGGTGGCAAGCTCCGATGGCACCAGCAAAACCGCAACCTTCAAGATGGAAGACTTCGAAGGCCAGAATGTACCAATCCGAAAAGGTCGCACTAACATCTACGTTAACCGTATTAAGTCTGTTGTTGATAACGGTTCCGGCAGCCTACTTCACTCGTTTACTAATGCTGCTGGTGAGCAAATCACTGTTACCTGCTCTCTGAACTACAACATTGGTCAGATTGCCCTGTCGTTCTCCAAAGCGCCGGATAAAGGCACTGAGATCGCAATTGAGACGGAAATCAATATTGAAGCCGCTCCTGAGCTGATCCCGCTGATCAACCACGAAATGAAGAAATACACCCTGTTCCCAAGCCAGTTCGTTATCGCGGCTGAGCACACGGTACAGGCGGCGTATGAAGCACAGCGTGAATTTGGTCTGGACCTGGGTTCCCTACAGTTCCGCACCCTGAAGGAATACCTGTCTCATGAACAGGATATGCTGCGTCTTCGCATCATGATCTGGCGTACTCTTGCGACCGACACCTTTGACATCGCTCTGCCGGTTAACCAGTCCTTTAATGTATGGGCAACCATCATTCGTGGCAAATTCCAGACTGTATATCGCGACATTATTGAGCGCGTTAAATCTTCTGGTGCGATGGGGATGTTTGCTGGTGCTGATGCAGCATCTTTCTTCAAACAGTTGCCGAAGGATTTCTTCCAGCCAGCCGAAGACTATATCCAGACTCCGTATGTTCACTACATCGGTACCCTGTTCGGTAACGTGAAAGTGTACGAAGTACCTGCTGGTATTTGTAAGAACTTAACGACAGAGAACATTCAGTTCAGCTCGATGGATGTGCTGTGCTACGTCCGTGATGAAAATCCGGGTAAAGCAGGCTTCGTGACTGGTGATGCTGTCCCGGCTATCCCGTTCCAGCATCCGACCACTCCGGCGCTGGTCAACCGTACCACACTGTGGGGTTCGGCTATCAACGATATGCACCCACGCAACGGCGCTGATTACTTCACTCGTGTAACGCTGACAATGGCCAAAAAAGGCGGGCTTAACTTCATAAGCGGCGACACGATTGATGCCGGTGACTCTGAGTAATCAGGGGAAGTTCTCCGTTTAACATAGCGCCCCCGTGCGGGGCGCATAACAGGGAAAGTTATGTCTCAATATTCAATTCAACAGTCATTAGGTAATGCATCCGGCGTCGCGGTTAGCCCGATCAATGCCGATGCGACGTTATCTACCGGTGTTGCATTAAATAGCAGCTTGTGGGCTGGTATTGGCGTATTTGCGCGTGGCAAGCCGTTTACTGTTCTTGCGGTTACTGAGTCCAATTACAAAGATGTTCTCGGCGAACCGCTGAAGCCGTCTTCCGGCTCACAGTTCGAACCAATTCGCCATGTATACGAAGCTATTCAGCAAACGTCAGGTTATGTTGTTCGTGCTGTTCCGGATGATGCGAAGTTCCCGATTATTATGTTCGATGAATCAGGCGAACCGGCTTACAGTGCGTTGCCATACGGTTCTGAAATTGAACTTGATAGTGGCGAAGCCTTTGCTATCTACGTTGATGATGGTGATCCGTGTATTTCACCTACCCGTGAGTTAACCATCGAAACGGCAACAGCGGACAGCGCGGGTAATGAACGCTTCCTCTTAAAACTGACCCAGACGACTTCGCTCGGTGTGGTAACGATCCTGGAGACACACACTGTGTCTTTGGCGGAAGAAGCGAAAGATGACATGGGCCGCTTGTGTTATCTGCCTACGGCTCTGGAAGCCCGTTCTAAATATCTGCGCGCGGTTGTTAATGAAGAGCTGATTTCGACGGCGAAAGTAACAAATAAAAAATCGCTGGCGTTCACTGGTGGTACCAACGGTGATCAGTCGAAAATCTCAACCGCTGCGTACCTGCGTGCGGTTAAGGTGCTGAACAATGCGCCGTACATGTACACCGCTGTTCTCGGCCTGGGTTGCTATGACAATGCGGCGATCACCGCGTTAGGTAATATCTGTTCTGATCGCCTGATTGATGGCTTCTTTGATGTCAAACCGACATTGACGTATACGGAAGCGCTCTCTGCTGTTGAAGATACCGGTTTACTTGGTACCGATTATGTAAGCTGTGCTGTCTATCACTTCCCGTTCTCCTGCAAAGACAAATGGACCCAATCCCGTGTGGTCTTCGGTCTGTCTGGCGCGGCGTATGCGGCGAAAGCTCGTGGCGTCAAGAAAAACTCTGATGTCGGCGGTTGGCATTACTCACCGGCTGGTGAAGAACGTGCCGTCATTGCTCGTGCGTCAATTCAACCGCTGTATCCGGAAGATACCCCGGACGAAGAAGCAATGGTCAAGGGCCGTCTCAATAAAGTATCTGTGGGCACCTCTGGCCAGATGATCATCGACGATGCTTTAACTTGCTGCACGCAGGATAACTATCTGCACTTCCAGCACGTCCCATCCCTGATGAATGCAATCAGCCGTTTCTTTGTCCAGTTAGCCCGACAGATGAAGCATAGCCCGGACGGTATTACTGCGGCTGGCCTGACTAAAGGGATGACCAAACTTTTAGATCGCTTTGTCGCCTCCGGCGCTCTGGTGGCTCCTCGTGATCCTGATGCTGACGGTACAGAACCGTATGTGCTGAAAGTTACGCAGGCGGAATTCGATAAATGGGAAGTAGTCTGGGCCTGCTGCCCGACTGGCGTAGCCCGTCGTATCCAGGGCGTACCGCTGCTTATTAAGTAAGGGAATACAATGAGCAAAAACTTTTTTCAATCCGGGGCATTTTTGGGGAATGGACTGTCTCGTTTCGCTTTGAACTCTGATCCTGTGCAGCTGATGGAGTCTGCCCGAGCAAGCGCCGAACCGCCAACAGATCCGGTTATTAATAATAATCCGGAACCGGCGGCACAGACTAACGATAACGTTCCATCTGCCCAGGCTCCTGAGCAAATCCTGGAAGGGAAAGACGGTAAAGAATGGACCGTCGAACAGGCGCACCAGATGATTCTGGAAGCTGCAAATCGAAGTGCTATGCAGAATGCGTTGAGTGATGCGGCCGACGCCGTTTTCGCCTGGGCTGATAGCGGTGATCTGACTTTCGACTCCCTTGATGGTTTCGTTCAGGCTATCGCTGGTATCTCTGATGACGACGACTCCGAAGTTACAGAAGAACAGGACGATGCCTATAACGAAGCATGGGCAAATGTTGCTGACTTCCTCGCAGCATGCGGTGTAGATGATGACCTGATCGAAGCACTGGCTGACGATGAAGACGACGACGCAGCTGCTGATGTTGGTGCCTCTATCGCTGGTTTAGATAGCGACGACCGTGACGAACTGGAAGCGGCGTTTGTTGTTGCTGGCACTTCTGATGAAATGCTGACTGAAGCATTTAAGAAGGTTGTTCGTAACGGTGAGATCAAACTCATCCGTAAACGCCTGCGTAAAAAACGTCTGACTGCGGCTCAAAAATCGGCGCTGAAAAAAGCGCGTCGAAAAGCCCAGACGGGTGCGGCAAAACTTGCCCGCAAAAAGTCAATGAAACTGCGCCGTAAGCGCCTTGGCTAAAGGAGGAGGCCGGAGAACTCCGGCCTTTAACTTGAATGGCACCTATACCTTATGGGGTTTACAGCCAGGCTGACGGTGTATCGCCATTTCTGAAAGTTACTTTAACGAACTCTCAGTACCAGGTTACCGGATATATCAGCCAGGGGGCAGCAATGAACATGGCCCAGAATTGGGAAGCGCCGTTTACCGGTATGTCCATGGGGTCTGTTGCTGGTGCCTTCAGTGGTTTTGCGCAGGTTGGTACTGAAACAACGTCGGTGGCCCGTTGGAACAGCTTAATGGTTTGGGAGGGGGGAACACCGCCAACTTTCACGCTGCCAGTAACTTTCATCGCTTTGTTTGATCCATTCACGGAGGTTTCAGGAGCTATCGCCGCATTGTCAGCGATGATTAGCCCGGAACTTAAAGATGCCAGTATTGGTGGTCGAATCCCGGAGCGTGTGACGCTAAACATTGGTCGCCGGATCAACATCATTGATGTCGCCATCCAGGACTTAAGTTTTGATCTCGATGCGCCAAGGGACAGTAATGGATATTTCCTGAAAAACACCGTCAACCTCCAGTTGACCGGTTCTTCGATATATAACAGCTCCGATATTGTTCGGGCGTTCCAGTAAAAGGATTTTATATGGGGCACAATAACACTAAGGGAAACCGTAAATTTATCAAGGGCCGCTATACTGCCAACGCGGCCAAAGGCGAACGACTGGTATCTTCTGAATTCCAGCTCACTTTTGCAGGTCATAAAGATATCAGCGTACTGGTTCGCACGTCGCAAATCCCTGAAATGACCCGCGAGGATGTGGAGGACTATGGTCCGAATGGTGTGAAGTTCAACCAGCACGGACCAATTCGAAACTCTGGGGAAATCCAGGTCCAGTGCGTGGAGACTATCGAAGGCGATATTCTTCAGTTCATCAAGGATCGCATTGCGGCGAAGGACTATGTTGATATCACGATGGCTGCTACCCCTGAATCCAAATCTTCCGGGGTTAACGCTGTGACAAAAGCTGCTACAACAATTGAAATGTTGGACTGCAAAATCTACAGTGATGCAATCGACTTTAGTACCGAAGATGTGACTGCCGCTGTGCGCCCGTCACTCCGTATCGTCTACAACTGGATTGAGTGGGATTAAGAGTCATCCCTTGTATTTTTAAGCTCCTTCGGGAGCTTTTTTTATAACTATTTTATATAAACATGCATCGATAACATTGTCTGGAGTTTTATGTTAGATTATTAATGTTCTAATAAACTACAATTATTGAGGTAGATGTTTGTGCCTGTACTGTTAAAGGGGGACTCTAAAATGGCTGTGATTCCAATGTCGTACTCCCCGGGTACTGTCGCTCGTCGATTTTCGATCCTGGACGGAGTTACCATCCAGGGTGTGCTTTACCAGGTTATATGGGATTCCAAAACCCCATTTGCAGCTGTAATAGAGGCTGCGCCTTCTGTTATCGATGGTGATATGCGGCATAAGGTTGTCGCTACTCTTGAACTTCAACGTCGCCCGCAGCTTGAAGGCGTACTGGTAAGGAAGTTCTGGGAGGATAGCGATGTTGCCCAGATTGAAGGTATCGTGGTTGATGGAACTGTCCGGGATGTCGGTTTAGCTACTTTTGTTTACGAAACCGTAGCCTCAAAAGCTGGTGTTGTTTTGCTCAGTGATAATGAGCAATACGAAGGTGGAAAAGCTCTTTGGCAACATATCGCCCGTCGCTCTTCCGAGCTAAAAGTGTTTATCCTCGACACCGATGCCGCTCAGTATTACCCGTTTGACGGCGAACGTGTTTGCTATGACGGGGTAAGTATTCCTGAATCCGAGATATGGAGTGAACACCCAGATCGAAGTAAGCATGGGGTTGTTCTGGTCGCTGAATCCATAATTGGAAATGCGGCATAGCAGTAAAAAATTCCTTGCTCCTTAAAATGGGAGAGGGTTAATCTACGTATGCTAAGCATAGATATGGCCTCAGATTAATGTTAAGCGTCTTGCAGGACGCGTAATGTTATCTGGGGCTTTCTTCTATCTGCTTTTCGGGTAATGCCTGAAGCAGATAGCCTCAAGCACCCGCAACGATTGTATCAATGTCTGGCTTTTTTTCTATAGAAATCACCAGGAAGGGTGAATATCCACATCAGAAGAAATGTTGCAGCAAACATGATCCCTAATGGCCAGACCGCGCCAAAGAAAATCCATACTAAGATCTCCTCTGCTCGTTCTTTGCGGTCGATATCGACAAGCATTTTTCGGCTGATCATGTATACACAGAAGCCAATACAAACATATCCTGCAAAAGCGATCGCTAACTGTAAAAAATCAGATTGCATCTCCGACCTCAAACTGAAAACGCCTGGTGACTCCAGATTAGAGCAATCTATCACCCTCTGAATCCTGCCGGTATACCCCATTGTTCGTTATCTTTATTTTTGGCTAAAACCGCATTAAGAGCTTCGTTTACCGTCATGCAATGCGGCAGATTATCGAAGTTTGATACCCCGCCAATATCAGGAGAACGCTTGTTCTTCAGGTAAGCATATTTCCGCGCTGCCGCCTCTACTTTCTGCTTGAACTCATGTTTTTGAGCGCGTTTTTTGGATAACCGCAGATTGTCAGCCTTTGCTTTTGCCTCAGCGATCCATGAAGTCAATTTTTTGAGTTTGGTCGTTCCGGCAGCGCCGGAAACTGATCTTTTTGTTTTTTTAAATTGTGACTTCTTATTCTTTATTGCCACGTCATCCTGACAGGGGGAGGGGGTATCATTTTGACATGGGGGTGTGGATAAAAAATTAAATAAAGCCAATGTCTTAGCGAGAACAGCTTTAACCTTGGTTGCCGCTGAAGAGATCTTTAATTTGCTTTCAATCAGCGCATTTTTGGCTTGTTGTGCGAAGGCCAAAAAGGATGGTGTAAACCGGTACAGGTTAGCGCGACGTTCACGGTGATCGCCGATAACAATCTCTACAGACAGAATTCCTTTGTTTACAGCTTCACGGAATGCACGAACGACGGTTGATTGGCTATAACCAGTTTCTGCCGCGATCAGGCGGTGAGGCTTGTGAATGAAGTATTCACTGGTTGTTGCCGCTAGATTTGCACATTGCGACAGGATATGCCCGGCGCTACGGGATAGACCGGAGTGTGTTACAAAGCAGGCCAATTCATAGCCAGAAAAAGTAAAATCGCTCATCGTTATACAGCTCAGGAAAGTGACTTTAGCCAGCATTACAATGCTGGTGGTTCTTACTACGTCTGTTAGCGCGCTGCCGCGACAGGTACCAGCACACCAGCATCAAGCAATCGCTTCATCAGCCACTGCTGACCTTTGCCGGTTATACGAGTCGTGAAAGAAATCCTGCTTCCATTGCTTGTATCGATCACGGTTTCTTTAAGGGTGAAATACCCACGGGATATGTATTCTTGTTTGGGGACGTTCCTGCGTTCACCGGTTGCGATCAGAATTCCGTTATCACGCAACCAGGTGAAGAGATAGTTTTGGCCCAGGCCGAGCACTTTGGCATAGTTGCCGATTAGAACCCCGCTGGCGGTAGCAACGCGTTCGGCGAATTCGACTTTAGGTGCATCCATAAGCATTTTTTGCTCCAGCCGTTGCTTTTGCTCTGCCAGGTCGGCAGCCAAACGGAGAGCTTCAGGGAGACTCTGCGGAATAGCAGGTTGTAATCTTCCGGCTCGATAGTCGATAAATGTCTGGTTTACCTTCAGCCGAAACGCGGGAGAAATCCAGCCTGCGTACTCCACAGCGAGCAATTCATGGGCAAAAGTGCCGCCGCCACGGCCTTCGAACGAAACTATGCAATTCTGCATAGTTTCTTTTTCAAGCTCTTCGATGAGCTGTTTGGCTGACAGCGTTCTTAGCCATTGAGCTGGCGCTTTATGGGCACCGAGTCCGCTCGCTCTGTGTAGAGCATTAAGGTTGTAACGGCCAGCGTGGTCGGTCGTAATTTCAACACCACAAATAACAGGCAGAGTGGTTGAAGGATCGACATTTTGATGAAGGTTTGATATATTCATATCCGCATTGAATGTTTGTTGCATTTTTTCTCCAAATTTGCATCAACCTTCAATCACCAGCTCGAAATGGTGATTCTTTGCACTTAGAAAACGAAATTTATTAGAGCAAATTTTTCTAACTCGATCCAGATCGGGTTGGATGATCTGCTCAGAAACCTGCCAGTTTGCTGGCAGGTTTTTTCTTTTGTTAACCTATTGCTACTGGTTTTAACAAACCAGCATCAAGTAGCTTGCGAGTTAACCACTGCTGGCCTTTACCCGTTAATTGGGGCGTCAGCCGTATCTGGTAGCCATTTTCATCATCCAGCACCACTTCTTTCACCGTGAAATACCCGGCGTTGATGTACTGTTGGCGCGGTACGTTTTTGCGCGCTCCAAAAGCCATGAGAATGCCATTCTGGCGCAACCATGAGAAAAGGGCGTTTTGCTTAAGTCCAACGACCTTTGCAAAGTTCCCGATCAGGATTCCATTAGCCACTGATACCCGGTCGGCAAAATCGACTTTAGGGGCTGCGGCCACCAGCTGTTGTTCCAACTGCATTTTCTGTTCTGCCAACTCGGCGGCCAGGCGCAAGGCTTCTGGTAATGTTTGGGGGATTGTGACCGGTTGCTGTTCTTTTTGCCGGAAGTAGCTGTCTTCCAGTTTTTCAAAGAATGCCCACGCTTGCTCTGTGTCTACGATCTTAGACATGCGTGCCGCTCCGCGTTCGGTCCAGAGTATTAAGGATCTGGTCTTGGGGGAAATTTGCAACTCGCTAAAAGATAGTCGCAAACTTTTTATCTCATCTCCTTTGATTTTAAAGAAGTGTTTACCCTCTACAAATCGTTCTTCGTTGCGATTGTAGTTCTGCTGAATACGAATAGGTGTAGTGTCATACCCTCTAGCAAGAGTCTCGGTTGTCACGACGCGTACTCCCTGCCATTCCAGAACGGGAATTTCATCAGGCTGATTTTCAACATTTATAGGTTCCAATGCCTGAATCATGGTTTGTAGCGAACGGCGGACCGCTTTTGACTCGCGCGCGGCAACTCGCAGGGCTTGTTTGTAGGTCATGGTTATGACAACCATAGGCGTACCGCCACCTGGTGGCACGGTTGCACTTTTTGTGTAACCGTCCTCACCTTCTAATTCGTCGAGTATTTTTTCGATGAATTTGTTGTTCCGAACCGCTGGTTCCCCACATAACTTACGCGCTTCATTGACCATCTTTAACAGTGTCTGGCTGTCGATTGTGTCTCCAGTGTTGGAGATAACATTCACAGCTGGTGATGGCGTAGCTGAAGCAACAGGTGCTGGTTTTTCAACATTCAAATTATTACCGGTCATTCTATGTGCCTCCTTTCTCATTTCTGCTGCCACTGTTGCGTAACGTAGACGTCCTTGTTCAATCAAATAATCCCTGATCTCGGCTATCAGTAGCCTGTTGATCACAGCCTTATCTGTTCGGGTATAAAAACGCCTGGTTATCATGAAATAGTTGGCAATTGCGCCGGGGATCTCCCGTGTCGGCATACAGGTTGTATGCAAAGCGAACGCTTCGGCAATTTCATTACGGGTGACGAGAGGTTTTTTCATAAAACCCCCTGAACGTCGGCAGAGAAGGGGAGGTTCCAGTAACTAAGTGAATTGCGCGAGTTAGTAGAAAAACGGGCAGTAAAAATGCAGGGGCCATCAGGCAATTGAGAGCGTGCTTCGTCTTCAGTTGCTGCGATAACGAAGTGATAGTGTTGTTTTTGGCAGGAGTAAAAGCGCCAGATAAATTCAGGATGAGTAGGGGTAGGGATAGTAGCCACAATGGCAGCCTCCTTTTGCTAATTTAAGGAGCTACCGCGTGAGGTTCCAATCTCAATGGCGGTAGCACTGACTGGGTTGGAACTACCGGCGCAAAAGGGAACCGGCCTGCCTTTCGGCAGCCCAGCCAGCACTACCATTGATCTCGGAGCTATGTGCTACGTATGGCTGTGCGATGGCATGACACAAAAAAAGACGCTTTTGGCGTCTGTGTCGCCTTTTGCATTATCCGGGGTTCCAATCCCGGCATCCGTTTTACTAAGATGCCTGTTTAGGATAAACCGAAAATGCATTAGCACGCAAGCAAGTTAATGTAGCATATGAAGCTAAAAAAATAAAATAATTAGAGCAACTTGCAACCATGTGAATTATTTCTCTGGTAACTAAAATGTATGAGTTTAATTGATATGGGTCAAAGATTTTGACCATTGCATGGTGAAACTTTATGCTACAAAATGTTATTTTAAGGCGTTTTATCTGTGGCAGGAGATAGTTAATCATGTCATCTGAACATGTTCGTAAAGGTGTAACAAATGCGAAATTCAATGAAGAGCAATCTAATATTCTCTTTATTGAAATAGGAATTCTGTCAATACTGATAGGTTTAATGTCTAAATCATGGTGGGCCTTTGGCGGTTCTTTTCTTGGACTGATTTTTAGTTTAAGAATAAAATTTCTGGCAATACCATTGATGATTGTATTTAGCTTAGTATGGGGAGCTATTGGCTATAGTATTGGTACTTTGTTTGAATCAACAGCAGCAAGTATTGTTTTGGGGGTAATTGCTTTCCTGAGTGGTTTGGGTACTCATTTTGCTGCCGTGCAATGGGCAAATGATATTGCAGAATAATTACAGATAAGAAGCGAAAAGAATGAATATGAGATGGTTTTTATTATTTGTATCGTTAGTTTCAGCAGGAACATTTGCAAAAATAGATCCTCTACAATGGAATGTAATTGAAGAGAGAGGGGGGAGAGAATATACAATCCATAATCATAATGGTGATAAGATAAGTTTTTTATGTGATATGGGATTCATGTATGGTTCACCAGATAGTGCAGGTAGTTTAGGCTTGTTGCTAAGTTCGTCGAATAATAAAAAAGAGTATAATGCTGACAAGAATAAAATAGTATTAACTATAGATGGTGAGCAATATCCTTTTAGCAATCTTGGATCAATGGTTGGAGATTCTTGGTGGTATGCCTTTTGGCAAGATGCAGCAGATTCAAATGCTAATGCGATCGATGCTTATGTTGATAATGAAAAAATTGCCACATTTCCTCTTTCTGGGCTAAGTAAATTATATCAACAAGCTAAAAACGATGGATGCTTAAAGCGCGGCGATTAATTTTATTGCAAATTTAACGTAACCCATAAAGCGATTATGGGTTACAAAATATTAAGATGTTGTGTTATAACAGTCTGTTTCTTCAAAGCAATGGGTCAGGTTATTGATCACAGGTTCTCCTTTCTCGTGTCTGAGAATAAGAGAGCCTCCATTAGTAGACCATTTATCTGAAACAGCAACAAAATTACAGAAGCAGCTACTCCCTGAAATTTCTCTTGCAATTCTTATAAAATGAAATGCTCTAACTTCGAGACCTGGAACAATTTGTCCAAGACATTCTCTCATTGAATCTTCATCAAAGTCTCCATTTATTATTCCTGAACAGATAAACTCATAATAATTAAGAACGAAGAACATATCATTACCTGCTGATATGTATTTATCATGGACCTTTTTATCTTTTAAATCTTTATCATTTGGGATAAGTCTTTGTTTGGCAATAATTTCATTTATGGTTTTTCTAAGCCCGAACGTATTCGCTACCGATGAGACTTTTTTGTGAAATAATTCACTGTTTCTTTGATTCATTAGTGTATTTAAGGTGTGTGATTTTCTTGCGGCTACTTTACTCACAGTAGCCTGAACCCACCACCCAGAACCAAGTAGCACAGAACTTATAAGTAAAGCAATTGTGGATTGGTATACATCACCATATAAATAATATAATATAAATACACTATATAGCGTTACACCAAAGATTAAAGCTATAATGGTAATCCCATCGTTTGTTTCTGGGTATTTTTTTGCTATCTTTTCCTTTATCGTTATGCTGATAAAGGCGGAGAAGAACGCAAACATTAAGAATGGTAAAACTTCATCGAGAGAAAAAGATAATGTTTTCTTGATAATATCTTCTCGAGATTCAAATATCATGAAAAAAAGTAATGAGAGAAAAAAAGTTAAGTGAGTATATTTATGTTTTATGTATTTCTGTAAAGAATGCATTTTAAATCCTAAAAAAATACGCCCATTAAAGGGCGTTTTATTGTTTTACTCAAAACAACCTGACTCAAAACAACCTGATTGTGTGATAACCATATGATACTCCTCATTCCATCTACACTACCTACTCTAACTTAATGATACCATATTACTCCCGGACGGCAATATTCCCACTCAATGGACAAATGACTACTCGTAGAATCGGGTAACACGCCAGATTCTACGAGGTTTCAATGACACCACGACAATTACTCGAAGACGTCAAAGCCCGCTTCACACCTTTGATTGCGGATGAACCTGCCTTACTGGAATCCCTGCTAAGGAAAGCATTGGGAACCTACCAGGATAGGGCGGGGCACATCAAGCGGATACGTTTCACCGATCAGGCCAGTAAATCACTTGCTTGCCCAGCTGATTTTCTTGCGCTCGTATCGGTTACAGATCACACCGGCGATCTTGTCTACTCCGATGTTTACGATGGGAATATCGAGCTTGAAGATACCCATCGAGCGGTATACCCACTGAATGTGTCATATCTGGCTAATTTGCGTGATATGGATCTGGATAATGGGGATGTGCCACCTGAAATCATTGGGTTACTTTCTGACTATCTGGAAGTGCTAATCGCGATACCTAACACTGATCGCCTGCGAAGAATATCTATCGCGGGGAAACTCGATGCCAGTAATTTATCCGACGAGAACACGCTGTATCAGCGAAAGCTGGATCTGGAAGAGAAAATGAGCGCAACAAGGGCAATTATCCCGGGAATTGTTCTTTTCTCATCCATGTTGAAGTGAGGGGGCTGATATGGGGCTTAATGTTGCTTCAGTAAAGTCTTATGTATCTTCGGCATTAACGACGACATTATTTGGCTCCGGCGTTGGTGAGCGGGAAGTTGGTAAGCTGACGTCAATCATCATGAACAAAATGCTGTTCGCGCAAGGATGGCAGTTCTCTGTCGAAGTTGATGGTCTGGAGGGGGCAGACTTCTTTGCTAAAGACATTACCTACCACGATTACAGCATCGAATATGAAACGATTAAAATCGGCGGAGGGAATATCCTTCAGCCAACGGAGCGTTCGCCTGGGCAGATAACAATGATGGTCAGGGACACTGTTGATGGCCTCGTTTTGGACTGGTTTAAGACGGCAAAAAGTCGGGTGATCAATCCTGACGGTACCGGGAACATACCATCTAAATATTTGCTCAATGTGCGTATTTATCGGTTGCTGTCTTCCGGCTTAACCAAACTGGAAAATGAGATGACGGTATTCCCGGTCACTACCGGCGATGTCACCTATGCGCGGGATCAGGTTACGGAATTTAAGTCATTCCCAATGACCTTCGCATTGCACAGCACGTTTAACCAATCCTCAAGTTCTTTGGCTTCCCTTCTGGGCTTTAGTTTTTCTCTTTGAATTAAGGAGCAAGGATGCTTTTACCCCTTTTCCCGCTACCATCGCGGCCAACTGAATTGATCCAGTTCCGTCAGCCAAATATTGCTGATGCGATGCGTTTCAACTCGATAACACCGGAGGAACAAGAACAACAGACAACGGCATATTTAAAAGCCTTGCTGGCTGAACCCGTGAAACATGATCCCCTGACATGGACGGCGCAGGACCGGATTACCGCGTTATGGTGGATATTTACTGGCTCCCGTGAAACACCGGTCGAGACATTCACCTACACCTGTAAACATTGCGGTAAAGAGCATTATTACGATTGTGATATGAATGCTCTGGCTGAAGATATCCAGGTCCTGGAAGTGGAACCTTTCATTGACGATATTGAGGTGTCTGTAGAGGGAGTACCTTATCAATGGCGTATCGTGCCGCTTGATGGTTGGGCAATGGAAATGCTGGAGATGCGCCGTGCAGCATTGCCACCTGAAGACGACGCGGAATTCAAAGAAGCGATCGTTGATTTGCGTTTTTGGGAATTCGCTTATCAGTGTGAGCTTTATAACGATGTTAGTGGTACTCGTGAAGATCAGGCTGAGCGTCGTTATGAAACGATCAAACGGATGGCCATTGATACTGAATTTATGAAGCTGGCGGCACACATCCGGCTGGCTCATGAAAAGCTCGAACATGGTTTACCGTGCTACATCGATAAAGGCGAAATGCGTCTTCGTCTCCCGCCGCACAAATGCCCAAACCAGGATACAAAGGAGTCCACAGAGGGTGCGTACACCCGTCTGTGGGTGCCCTTTCGGGCTACCGACTTCATTCCACAGGTGGGGATTGAAAAGCTATCTGAACCGCCCCGGGTTTCCTGGAGAGTGTTTTATCTGTGAACTCAGGCTGCCAGATCATCGTTTCCGATGGAAGCATAATAAGCTTTTTCTGCTTCTGCCGGAGGAGTATGGCCCAGCCTTCCCAGCAATCGTCGATTGTTATACCAGTCCACCCACGTTAGTGTGGCCAGTTCCACTTCTGCACGGTTTTTCCAGCTCTTACGGTGTATTACCTCCGCTTTGTAAAGACCATTGATGCTCTCAGCCATCGCGTTGTCATACGA